TGAGGGTACAGACTATTAAGGTCAAAGCTGACAACCCAATCATACTTTCCTGGAATCGGTTCCTTGACATACGCCCCCGCGTACTTTTCGTTCTTTTGAGATTTGTTTTTAGGGGGGATAACTATATCTCGCTTTTTCAAGTAATTGTAAATGATGTTATCCCACATCCTTACCTGATAAAAAACATCTCCGTAGTTTACTTTGGCGTCATATGCCATAGTAAGTGCCAACTCAATGAGTTTCATCTTGTCTTCCAATCGGTCAACAAGTTCTACGTCAACAATGTTATACTCAATATATTTCTGCCATCCATGCGTATAGAAATCTTTAAAGGTATCATACTCACTGTGGTCAAGTTTCTTCTGACCAAGTTCTACCTCAGCTATATAGTCGAGTCGATATGATTCCTGTGCTTTATATGTAAACTTTTTATATAATGCAAGGTAATCCAGTTGAGTGATTCCACCAACATCAAAGGTAGTATTTTTTCTTCCGTTGATATAAACTTCTCCTTCACTAACAAGACCCCAAGGTGAAAAACGCTTCATCAACTTTTCACCAAGGACACGATCAAGTCTCTTACAAATATAAGGAATATCGTAAAATTCAATATTCCATCCAGTTACGACATCTGGAACATCAACCATCCAATAGTTAATAAAATTTGAAAGCAATTCCTTTTCTGTTGGACAATGATGATAGGTAACATCATCACGATCATTCCTAAAAGGTTTTTGTCCCCAGGTAATAATTTTCTTCGTAGAATTATCTTGTATTGTGATAGCAAGAATTTCTTCCGAACAAGACTCTACATCTGGGAATCCATATTCAGATGCAGTCTCAATATCAATGGTGACTAGTTTAATTTGCTTTGCATCGAACTCAAGGTTCTCTTCAGGATAATGTTCTGAAATGTACTGATAGATATATCTTTCGTTTCCGTAAATTTCAAATCCAGGAACCTCATCATATTTTTTGATGAACTCCCTGCAATCTCTCACAGATCCAGGTCGAATTGGTTCTACTGAATCTCCTGCCAAAGTCTTATACTTGGTTTCCTTTTTAGACTTTACATATAAGACGGGTTGGAACTGCTCCCTTGATTCAAATCTTTTTCCATTCTCAACTCCACGGACTAGGAATTGATTTCCGATCAACTGAACATTGGTATAGAACTTCATTCCTCATCATCAATAAAAAAGGGACCGAACTTACCGTTAGATCCTGGTTCTCTATTATCCAGCATATCCATGATTTCGTCAAACTTTTTACACTGCTCCAGACCATGAAGCAAATCTGCAAGTTGTTTGACAACCATGGGTTTTTCGTTTACTGCTGCAGACTTAATTGAAGCACGAATGTGAGATTCTGCTTCAAGTAAGTGATCTAGTGTGCTTTTAGAAAGTGCCATTATTTAATAAGAGAATTGTACTTTTGAATCAAAACTTCAGTTGGATCTGCAATCGTTAAAATTTTCTCAGAACTAATCATAAATGTGTTCTGAACAGTCACATCAATCAACCAAGGGGATAGTGTGCCGTCAGAGTTGACCACAAACGGTTCTGTCAGTTTGCAGTCAGGTTCTCCGATATCAGCACCAACTTCTTCAATGCCAGTAATTAAAATCTGATTATTAGGTAGTAGTAGAATCTTTGTCATTTACTAAAGCCTCATTATACATGTCTACAAGTCTATCTATGGGATCAGTCATAGTTACTAACCACTCTGCCACAATTGGAATAACTCTGTTCTTGGAGAGTGGCATCCATGGAAACAGTGATACTTGATATCCTGTTTGCTTGTTGCCATCACTATCAGTGAGTTTAACTTCTGGAGATTCCATGGGAGCTGGATCACGCATCTTTACGATACATGGTTTATCCAAGTAATATCCAACTACTCTTTGAGATTCACCTTCACCTGCAACCATTTCAGAAATATCACAGATAACGTCTTCGCCAGACTTGAGTAAGATTAATTTCAGTGTCATTTTTTATCAGTACTATTTGGTTTGTTTGGTGCCTTCAATTCGAGTTCACGAAGTTTGTTTTCGCGAATAGTTTGATGGAGTCGTTCTACTGCTTTACGCATTTCAGAAGTTTCTTCCCACTCCCAAATTTCTTCGCGTCCTTTACTATCAGTTTTCTTAAATTCTTTTTTAGTCATCATTCCTCCATTTTCAACTATTTTAGCAATAAAAAAGAGGGGTGTCAACTGGATTTTGCCAGTTGCCCCTCTGCGGCGACGATATTCAGTTTTATTTAGTAAGGAAGAAATAATTCTTCTTTTTCTGTTTTTGGTGTTAATTTGTATGCGCCTATTGCTGATGCGGTAAGAACTGAGAAGAGTGCGAATAGTGCCATTATAGTGTCGTAAAATCGTAGGTATTTATACTGGGGGGACTATTAGGGGAATGCGCCCCCAAGGAACCCATTGAAAAAAAGAGTCATCGCAGTTCCAATTGTAAGAGTGGCGGCTGTGAGATTCATAAGTCGTCCTCCATAAGTACAAAACTATTTATAGTATAGTGTATCACTATGATACACTTCTGTATCAATGACAGCAAAATACCGTTAGCAAATCAGAACCAATCCCTCCTTTGGTGGTGGTCTGGCACAATCTTTCCCAATATGACTGTTAAAAGCCCATCGTCAAAAGTAACTGATCTAACTTCCGTTTCGTCGCTGAGAGTCCATGCTCGCGTAAAGCTTCGTTGAGCCACGCCTCTATGGATATAATTTGCGCCGGAGTCATCTTCTCCCTTTTGTCCTTCGACAAAAAGTTTCCCGTCTTTGGTGTAGACATGAACTTCTTCCTTTTTAAATCCTGCTAGTGCAAGTTCAAGTCGGGATTCGCTGCTACTGACCTGAACTAGATTGTATGGAGGATAATTCGATTCCGCTTGGTGCGTTCTGAAAAGTCTATCGAATGTTTCGTCCATTCCAATACTATACTTATTTATACGATCAATAAGCGCAGGAAGATCCGCCGCTGTGTAGCGTGTGAGGTTAGTCATTTTAGTAGCTCCTGTAAAAGCGAGTTTGTGTTGTGTGGTCCCCGAAGGCAACCTTGGCGTAAAAGGGGGACCGTAGTCCCTCGCCTTCTACAGTACTAATTATACAAGTAAGCACAAAAAAGGGGGTGTGGTAAACCCCCCTAATCAATGTTCGGTTAATGTGAATTCAAATACTACTCGAAAAACGTTTCCCTCTGCATCTGGTAGATTCTTACGAATCTGTTTAGCGTACCAATCTCTACCATCTTCAGTTAAAAATTGATTTAACTGTTTAGCATACACGGTTGGATACCCATCACTGTATCCATATTCTTCTACATCGTATTCCTCGCCCTTATGATTCCTGGGCATTCTCTTTTCCTTTCTTTCCGATATTGTACTTCTGTTCTAAAATCCAGTCGCTCTTATCCTTGTAAGAAAGAACTTTGATTTGATTCAGAGGAGCAATATCTACAACAGAGTCTTGATTGATAACGGTGATAAGACCCCAATCAGCAAGAAGTCTGATGATTCTATTTCTACGTTGAATGTCATTCACAGTAAGGTTTGTTCTCTTTCCGTCCAGAGCAAACAGTTCCTTAAAGTGAACGATGTAGTATCGACCTTGCTTATGGAGAATATGGCAAGATTGATACAGTTTCTTTTCTTTGCGAGAGGCAACACCAATACGGGTCAGTGTCTCACGTACTTTCAAAAAGTCATCTGGTTCGCTGAGTACGACTTCAATCATATCACTAGCGGACCAATTAACGACTGGTTCCGTCGTCATATTATTTGTCATTTTGTTCCTCCAACATCAAGTCGTTGTTTAATAAAGTTAATCTGTTCTTTAGTCAGGATTTTCAGAGCTTCTGATGCTTTTTCATTACTATAACCATAGTATTTTTTTACGCTTTCTAGATCCGTGACTTTATCCTTTCGGAGCCAGGGAGAAAACCTCTTCTTTTTCCTCAAACTATTTAGATAAAATGAATATTGCATATCTTTATCAATATGATGATGCAGATTCATCTGATTAACAAACAGGATGCAATCCAAGTGCCCAGACAAACAACGATTAACGATATATGGAGGGTAAGAGCTAATTTCTTCACTCAGGTCTTCCTTATTAAAGTTAATAGAATTCAACCAATCTTTTAGTTCCATTATTTAAATACAGCAGTAACACTAACAACAGTCGCATCAGGATTACGGGCAAGAGCAACCTTTCTAGCATCTTGATAATCTCTAGCAATTACCTCTTCGGTAAAAACGATTCCAGCTTTATACAACTTGACTTCGCATTTCATAGTTAAACAAGAGCAGTTCTTTACGTTCTTTTTGTTCTCTCATATATTCGCCAACTGATCTCATAGTATATGTGAGATCAAACTCACTCACTTCGTATCCTTTGAATCTTTCTTTGACCAGTTGAGACGAATTATAAGATACGAGTTGAGGACCAATAAAGCGATCACAATTGGCAGCAAAACTATCGTGGTCGAATGATTTGTGCATATCACCTTTCCTTCCGTATAGGTTAGATCCAATATCGTAGGGTGGGTCAAGGTACGTAAAGACAGATTTGTCGTCGGAAAGGAGTTGTTCATAAGGCAAGTTAGTAATTTTCCAATCTTGAATTATTTGAGTGTATCCCTGAAGTTTCTCAATTCCTCGCATTGTGAAATTGTTATCAGACGCTTGTTTTGAGAAGGAGCTGGACTCAGTGAGACCAGAAAAAGAGCACTTGTTAATAACGTAGAAA